ATAAAATACATTTTAAGTGACGACATTTTGGGATGGAGTCTACTATGTTAACGAGCAATGGGTATGCGGTGTTAAAGTCTACTATAGACGTAGATAAGACAATAGAGCAATTAACTGTGAAGCCACATTGTGATTTTATGAACAACAATGACGACGATAGTTTTTGTGTGTGTATGGAAACGAAAAAGTATCTATATGTACCTAAGTATTATGGGTTACAGAGGTTTGGTATTCCGAATATTAATAAGATAAAAGAACCAAAGAGATTTGAATTGGAGTTTAACGGTAAATTACTGGATGCTCAACACGATCCGGTTAATGAGTACTTGAAATGTGCGGAGGATCCTAAGAAAATGGGAGGAATATTGCAGTTACCCCCCGGTTCAGGGAAGACAGTAATGGCACTCTACATTTTATGCAAATTGGGTGTGAAGACAATGATCATAGTTCATAAGGATTTTTTGTTGAATCAATGGAAGGAGAGAATAGAACAATACGTACCGAGTGCCAAGATTGGGTTAATCAAACAGAAACAAGTGGAAACCGATTGTGATATATCAATAGCTAGTTTACAGAGTTTGAGTACGAAAGAGTATGTGAGTGGTGTATTTGATGATTTTGGGTTTGTGATTATAGATGAGTGTCATCATATAGCGGCTCAAATATTTTCGAAGGCGTTATTGAAGGTGAACTTTCGATATGCGTTGGGATTGTCAGCAACAGTGAACAGGAAGGATGGGTTATCTAAAGTGTTTAAATGGTTTATAGGGGATATAGTGTATAAGGTAGGTAAGAAGAAGAATGTGAAGTGTAATGTGGAATTGGTAGAGTTCTATGATGATAATCCAATGTATTGTAGTGAACCAGTATTATTTAATGGTAAGGTGAATATGGCGAAGATGGTGAATAACGTAACAATGTTTGAACCGAGGACAGATTATATCATAGAGAGATTGATGGATGTGTTGGAGAGGGAACCGACGAGGAATGTGATAGTGTTGAGTGATAGAAGACAACATTTAGAGGATATGCAGAATAAGATAGGAGACAGGTATAGTACAGGTTTGTATTTGGGAGGAATGAAAAATGCGGACTTGGAGGAGTCTAAGGAGAAACAGATTATTTTAGGGACATACAATATGGTGAGTGAGGGATTCGATTTGCCTAAATTAGATACACTTGTTTTAGCAACCTCTAAAAGTGATATTGAACAGTCTGTAGGAAGAATCCAAAGAAAACATTCTTACGAAGAAGATGATAACATACCATTAATATTGGATGTAGTTGATAATTTTTCGATATTTGGGAATCAATATCGTAAACGTGAAAGATTCTATAAAAAAATGAATTACAATATTTTAAACAAATAAAAAATATGTTTTAATTTTAATAAAAATAAATGATTGTCGTTATTTTTAAGAATGTAATATTGGTGTTGTTAATAATATTGATTGTACATTTTATGTTGAAGAACAAATTAATTGAGGAAAAAGATAGTTTTATGAGAAAGATAGTTCATAAAGAGTTGATAGACAAGGTATCAAACAAGATAGATGAAGAGGATACACAAATGAAGATGATAAAGACGAAAAAGAAGGTAAAGTTTGAGGAGGTTGTTCGAGAGTGTGATGGTGGTGTGAAATGTGAGGACTATTTTGTAGAGGGTGATAACGAGGAGGATAAAATGAAGGAACTTTATGATTTTGTTTTTGATAAGGAAGAAACAAATGATGGAACATTGAATAAATTTTTTCCATCAAATGTGGAAGATAAGACGATAGTTGACACAACAGAGATCGATGAACATATAAATGAAATCAATATGGAGAAGGAGAGTGGTAACTGTCAATTCGAAATTATTGGAGTAATAGAGGAAAAGACAGATATTCACGGTCTAGATACGTTATCTACAACAAATTACTCTAGTTTACTATAAAGAAAAAGGATTTAAAATTTGATTTAATAAAAGATATATATTTATAAGACTTCGTATCACTATGCAGACAGGTAATATATCTTTCTGTGACAAGATTGCCTTAAATATCAAAGCCGAAGATATTAAACAGAAGATATTATATGATTTGGAAACCAAGTATAATATTAAGATATTGAATAAACATTTTGAGATATTTCGTAATGAAGTGTCTCTACCAAAACTTACCAAATGTCCGTATATGTTCTGCTTGAAATCCAACGGTAATCCGTACTTTATGTTTCTTACACGTATAAATAACGTAAATACGTGTATTATGATAGATAAGAAGATACAACAGGGATATTTTTTGCCTCGAATGATCATAGTACATATGATGTTTGGGGACGAGTTATTCAAGGACACATTATTTGATGGAGAGATGATACGAGATATGAATGGAGAATGGGTCTATTTATTGAACGACATATATGTCAACAAAGGCAATCATTTGGTCGATACGAATATAGTGAAACGTTATAACCTAATGTATTCGTTGTTGGAGAAGGAATATAAACAACACAATGACTTGTTTTATATTCAGGTGAAACAGATTTTTCCGTTGAAGGAGTTGAAAAATGTTGTGAATGATTTTAAGAATGAGTTGGATTACAGTTCAAGGGGAGTGATATTCAAACCAATGTTTATCAAATTTAAAGATATTTTGTATAACTTTGATGATTCCCTCGTCAAACAAAACAAAAAAAATAAAATTGGTACAACAAACGAATTCATCGAAACCCAAAAACTAGATAAACAAGTATTTACAATAAAGAACACTCACACTCCTGACATTTATCAGTTGTATCAAAATAATACGTTTATAGGGAATGCGTGTGTGAACACATTGTCTGTAAGTAAGTTTTGTTTAAATATTTTCAAAGACACAAGTCTAAATGATACATTTAAGGTGGAATGTACGTACAATACCAAATTCAACAAATGGACTCCTATACGTCTAGTGCACTAATAATATCATTTACTGTATCAATAGTATGAATAATATCATTAGACTTCTTTATATTCATATTAATATAGATATGTGTAACATTTGTATTATCACTATATTGTAGAGAATCGATATTGAAATATATATTGTTTGTAATTTTCATAGTCACGCGTTTCGAGTCAATAATATCGTCGATATCGATGGTAGATGGGAATGCGTGAGTTGGAAGTAGTTTTCTGTCATAAAGGTTTGTAAGAAAGAACAAATTGTTCTTTTTATGCGAATTGTGGTGAATGAATTTAGAGTTATATACTGTTTTGGTGTTGTCTACATTACATACATTCATTTCAAGAGAATCGTATAAATATTTCGTAGTGTGTTTTTTGAAGAACTTGTTTTGAGGATATTTTTTCAATAAACTCACTATTATCTTCTCACACTCCTCATCGTCGAAATCAATATCATATTGATGATTGTTTATTTGTTTTTTGGCAAGAACAATTTCAATATAGTTTTCGTCACCTGTGATATTATCGAACGAGATCATATTTGTATTCATTTAAAAGGAGTAAATTAATATTAAATCAAATTTTTAAAAATTGATATAGAAGATAGACATAATAAATATATATATTCAATATGTCTAATCATAACGAAAAACGTGAAATTGTGACTAATTATTTAAAGGATCAAGGAATTGAGGAGAATGTTGCGAAGGATATCGAAATCGGTATTTACAACTGGACTCTCAAATACGCCGACCAAAACAATATTATCAAATCTTGGAATGACAAATTGTTTATGAACACTTACATCAATAAAAGCAGATCTATATTAACTAATTTGGATAAATCTTCTTATGTTGGTAATCAACGATTGATTACGAGATTGAATGATAAAGAGTTCAAACCTAATCAACTACCTTTTATGGATATGACGAATGTGTTTCCGGAGAGATGGAAAGACATATTGGATATGAGGTTGAAACAGGAGCAGAATTTTTATAATAGTAAGAAGGTTGCGAAGACTGATATGTTTAAATGTGGAAAATGTAAAAAAAGAGAATGTAGTTATTATGAACTACAAGTACGTAGTGCGGATGAGAGTTCAACAATTTTTGTAAGTTGCTTGAATTGTGGTAACAGATGGCGTATTGGTTAGGATCGAGTTGGGATAATAAGGTCTTCGATTTTCCAGTACTCTTCTGTTCTGTTAGGTAGATGTCTACAAATCATAAATGGAATAACACCTTTTTGGAGTTCGAGTTCAGCGATTTGTGTTATATTTTTACATTTTTTAAGATCTTCTTCATCTAGAGTAGAAGGTGATCCATATGCTAATTGTTCGATACGAGTACCAATAAGACTCGTTTTTTCAAATTTGGTAAGAATATTTTTAGACAATTTAGTGTCATTGGATTGAATAACAGTTTTCTTTTGATCTATAATATCGAATTTGTTCATTATTATAATATGTATACAAAGTTATATCCTAAATTGTTTTTCAAAAATCAATTTTTAATTAAATTATTCTCCCAGAAATGTTTACAAAACGTACAATAATACACAAACTTTAGATTCGTGTTGTCCGTTTTTATATACATTATGTCATTGCTCTGTGATTCCAGCTTTGTACAATTCGAATTAGGACACTGAATGTTATCAATGTGTGGGATAGTTGGATCGTGAATGATATTGTCATTTATCAAGTTTTCAATATTCAAACTGTTTTCACTGTATTTGTTCTGAATTATTAAGGTTGTCTTGGACTCAACCGATAATGGTTTCTCAAAATTACAATTCTTACAGTAATACTTTACATCAAACTTATTCTCTTCATTATCTTTGATATATAACATATTATTGCAATAGTCACAGAAATCCATTTTTGTATATTATATTATAATTGATATATTTGTTCGTTGCTTTAATCAATTTTTTTATTCCAATCTAATTAAAATGACTGTTTCCCTTAATATTTATATAATTCATTCCAAAAAACTTACAAACAGAGAAAGTAACATAGAACGTCTTAAGAATCTTGCTAAGAATACCGCTAACATCGATATTTCTGTTAACGTCATTAGTGAACACGAACCAGACACTATTAACATCAACAACATCAAGAATCTTGTTAAAATAGACATAATACCCGAAGAGGATAATCAATTTTATAAATCATTCGTGAAACAGATGTCATTACAGATATTATCTAATACGTTCAATCATTTCAAAGCGATTCAAACAATCTCGAAGAACAACACAGACTCATACAACCTCATTCTCGAAGACGACGTTATGTACTCTGATAAGATCTTTAGTCAACTATCATCGCTCATCACAAGATTAGATTCAACTGAATGGGATATTGTATTTTTGGGACAACCGTCTGACGGTACGGTAAATACTGAAAACAATAGTCTTGTTCTTAATAATATTGATACACATGATATGTTGTTACATTGTTGTGAATCGTACTTATTAAATGTGAAAACAGCGAAGGATATTGTGATTAATTTTTTTCCTATAAGGTTTGGATATAACATTCAATTGAGTTATATTATTAATAAGTATAAGTACAAATGTGTTAAGATATTTCCTAATATTTGTGGAGACGGAAGTAAGATGGGAAATTACACAAGTAGTATTCTAATGAACAATGTACTTCTCTTTAACAATTTGTATAAAGAAATTTATCTTATGTTAGAGAATAATCAGGTATTAACAGATGAGTTAAAAGATAGAATTGAGTTGAAGTTCAGAGAAAACACAAAACACACAAACCCTGATTTTATGTATCTCGAAGGTCTCTACTACAAACGTATTGGTAAATTTGACAAGTGTAAAGAACTTTTTGACAAAGCAATGACTAAATATGAGGAGGACAATGTACCAATGAACAACACAAGTACTTTCTTGCGTAACTATATCGAACTCTTCAAAGTTTTGTGAAAATTAATTAAAATTTGATATAAATATAAATATTTAATATATATCAAATTCAATATGATTATTCCAGTTAGATGTTTTACGTGCAACAAAATCCTTGGAGACAAATGGGAGTATTACTCAAAAAAAGTTCAAGAACACACCAGCGAAAAACAAAAACACGAGTACAACGCTAAAGATCTTGAAATATCTGACAAAAAAGATGTCTTCTTCTCAGACAACTACAAAGGAAAAATTCTTGATGAGCTCAAGATCAACAAGATATGTTGTAGACGTCATATGTTAGGTCACGTTGATCTCATTAATTATATATAAGTCTATTATAATATAATGACTACTTTAGAGTATGATGATATTTACAATATGACTATCGATGAAAACATATATAACAACGATGATGAATATGATAAACTTATGAGTAAAGAAAAGGTTGTCTTAGATACAATTAATCGTGTTGTAAATCAAAAATATGAAGAAAAAAATGAGAATACAATGTTGGACTCGTCGATACGTTATGTTGTGTATAAGGTATTTATAATAGTGAAGAATGTGATGAGTGAGTTATATAATAGGAAACCTATAGATCAAGTGTTTACGAGTAAACGCAGTCTGTATATAGGAATTTTTTTTGTTTTTGTTAGTGTTTGTTTTATAATTCTAAATAAAAGTATTTAATTATAAATGATATACGACAAGTCTAATATATTTGTGTTAGTATTAGGAGTAAGTCTGTTGTACAATTTAATTAAATATCAAAATTATGTTTTTGTGGTGATAGTAGCAGTGTATGTGTTACTATCCTTTTATCAAAAACCGAATATAATGAGAAGTCCGAGATTTGAGAAGGAAAAAGTGGTGAAGAAGATAATTGAAGGATTCGACACAGATTCCATCGCATCCAATCTTTATGACATTTATAAGTTACCCAAAAAGTTCAAGTATATTTTCATCAAAGCAGACATTCTATCCAATCTTATCGAACTTTTCTTTGTTCAAAAGTTCAATAACGAACTATACATTAAAATGTATGTTTTGTTAGAGAAGTTCTTAAGATTGTTTTACAATAGTATTATTAATAGATATGACGGAAAGATGTCTTTGGATAGAATGCAACAATTATACGAAGAGTTCAAAGAATTTAGAGATGAGTTAAAGATGAATGTTCCTATTACGTCAAAAAATATAAAACGATTTGGTGATAAAACATTACATAACATAATTGATAAGAATATGAATGATATATCAAAGTTTATGCTAAAAAAGATAAGATTATTGAAACGATCGTTAAATGATGGTAAAATTAAATACACGTAATGAACAAATATGATTATATCATCAACAGAATTTTTAAGAAACTATCTATGGAAATATGTAGATATGACTATTAATAAAGAAGAATATGATATGCTTGTTTCTAGATTCGAGTATAAAAATACCAAATTATACAAATTATTCGAGAGTTTTAGAGATATCGTTAAAGATGATATCGATATTCGAAATTACATATTCATCATTTACTGTATAGATAATGACTATATTGATAGATTCTTGATATTTTATATGATGAATATTCGATATTTGAAATTAGGTGAGACTTCGTTATGTTCGATAGAGGATGTAGTAGAGTTTGTAGGAGAAGATAGACATAGATTTAAACTGTTGCTGATAAGTTTATATTATTTTTTTTAATGTTTCATTTAAATTAAATTATGGATATTTGGAAAGTTATTGATACATATTTCAAATCCAATCAATATTATTTTACACGTCATCACATCGATTCTTACAATGATTTCGTTATCAACAAAATTCCTTACATCATCGAAACACTCAACCCTTTCATTATTGTCAAAGAGGATTCTGCATATCGTGTAGAGGTAACAGTAGATCCAAACATTAAGTTAATGAATCCAACGTATGATACTGACAAAATGATGTATCCTAATATAGCAAGGTTACAAAATAAGAATTATTTTTGTGACATAGTGACAAATGTAACGATAAGATACTTCCAAAAAGATGAAAAAGTACAAGAAGATATATTCGAAAATAAGAAAATTGGTAGTTTGCCTATTTTATTACATTCAAAACTATGTTATTTAAATGGATTGGATTTAAAGACGTTAAGGGAATTGGGTGAGTGTCAGTATGATCAGGGAGGATATTTCATAGTGGATGGTAAGGAGAAGGTGATAATAAGTCAAGAGAGAATTGCGACGAATCAGTTATTCTTGAGCGATCCAAAGGATGCAGAGGTACACAAACTGGAGGGAATGATTCGATCCACAGCATTAACTAATAGTTTGTTTCCTAAAACAGTCTACTTTTGGGTTGAAAAAGACAGATATATGGATACAAACAACAAATATATCTATATGAATAACTCATTTTTCGTAAATATGAAGATAATGAATATCAAACTCGAAAAGATACCTCTTTTCGTAATATTTCGGGCGTTAGGTATTGAATCTGACAAAGATATCATCGAGTATATCACAATGGGTAATAGAGATCTTATCAAACATTTGAGAAGTTCTGTTGTTAACGCAAGCTATGTGACTGTCAATGACAGAATAATATGTACTCAAAAACAGGCACTAAAGTATTTGAGTAATTTTGTGAAATATGATGATGTCGAGTATGTGAAGTATGTATTTATGAATGACCTCTTCCCCAACGTTGGTAACGATTTTAGACAAAAAGCTATGTATCTTGGATATCTCGTGAATCGTCTCGTTAGAACCGCTATTGGAGAATTGAAGCAAAACAAAAGAGACAATTATATGTTTAAACGTGTCGATACCACTGGTATATTATTAGGAAACATCTTTAGAGATTTCTACAATAAGTTACGAAACAACGTAAGAATGACAATAGACAGGGAATACACTATGGGTGGTACAAACAACAAGTATAAACTTGTATCACAAAGTAATTTTCACAGAGTATTTCCGCATAGTATTATAGGTGACGGGTTATATAAGTCGATGAAGGGGAATTGGGGTCTTACTGGAGATCCGTCAGAACAAGGTATTGTTCAAGATGTAAGTAGATTATCTTATACAGGTTATGTATCTCACTTAAGACGTGTAAATACGCCTATTGATCGTTCGATCAAATTGGTCGAACCTCATAGATTGGATACACCACAATGGGGAATGATGTGTCCTATCGAATCTCCCGACGGTGCTAACATCGGTCTATTAAAACATATGGCCGCTACATGCGAAATAACACTCGAATCTAGCAGAGAAGCCGTTATGGAATGCTTAATTGATCTACATATGATAAATTTGGAGAATGTCAATCCAAGAATGTTGAACAAGACTGTATGTAAAATAAATTTAAATAACAATTGGGTGGGTATCCATATGGAGCCGAAAGAATTGTTAGAGACGTTGAGGGAGTATAGGAGGACTGGAGTGTTGAATGCGTTTATATCTATGTCTTGGGATGTTATTGAAAATGAAATTCATATTTTTAGTGATTCCGGCAGGTGTTGTAGACCTGTCATCATCGCCGACAATTTAAATAATCTGAATTATAATCTAAAATCTTGGAAACAATACGTTTCCGGTTACTCGTACCAATACACTTACGACAAATCTAAAAAATCTAATGAACATTCTAATATTGAATATATTGATTGTTTTGAAACCAATAGTCTGTTGATTGCTATGAAAAAAGAGGATATAGATGAACGAACAACACACTTGGAGATTCATCCTTGTTTGTGTATGAGTATGTATACGAACACGATTCCGTTTGCGAATCACAATCAGGCACCTCGTAACGTGTTTTCAGGACAACAAGGGAAACAGGCATTGGGAATATATGCGACGAATTTCAATCATAGGATAGATACGGCTTCTTATGTGCTACATTACCCACAGAGATCCCTTTTGTCCACAAAATTAGCTAATTATACTTTCAAAAACAAAATGCCCAATGGCGAAAACCTTATCGTTGCTATCGCCACCTACACCGGATACAACCAAGAAGATTCCATCATTTTAAATAAAAGTTCTTTCGAAAGAGGTATGTTCAATGTTAGTTACTTCAAATCCATTGTTGACACCGAAGATGAAAATATAAACAACAATATCAAAGTCGTATACGACAATCCTGTCAAACTCAAACGCGAAGGTAAAGATATCAACTACAAATTAGCTAATTGGGATATCATAGATCAAGACGGTATCCCTATCGAAAACAAATACATTAGCGAAAACGACTGTTATTTAGGTAAAATTAACATAGAAGCAGTTGAAAAAGAAACGACAGACGATAGGGTTTTCAATAATCAAAACATTTCTTACGTTTATAAGGATAAGTCGTTGGTTGCAGATAAAACTTTAAGTGGTACTATAGATAAGGTGTTAAAATATGAAAATAATCAAGGTACGAATCAAGTGAAAATAAAATTACGTAAATTTAGGATACCGGAATTGGGAGATAAGATGGCGAGTAGTCACGGACAGAAAGGTGTGTGTGGTATGGTTCTACCACAAGAAGACATGCCTTACAACAAGAACGGTTTAGTTCCTGACATTATCGTAAACCCACACGCATTCCCTAGTCGTATGACCATTGCTCACTTAATAGAGTCCGTACTTGCGAAGTTATGTTGTTTAGAAGGACAATACATTGATGGTACACCTTTCGAGGATCACAACATTCCCGAGTATTACAATTTGTTGAAAAAATACGGATATCACCAATACGGGGACGAAATACTTTACAACGGTTTCACTGGCGACCAAATCGAAACACAAATTTTCTTCGGCCCTACCTATTATTACAGATTGAAACATATGGTAAAAGACAAGATTAACTACAGAAGCAGTGGTCCTGTAGAGATGATGACTAAACAGCCGACACAGGGCAGATCGAATGGTGGTGGTCTCCGTATTGGTGAGATGGAAACGAATGCTATATTAGGCCACGGTATTACCAATTTTATTAAAGAAACTATGACAACTAGATCAGATAAATATCACACATATATTGATAATGAAACAGGAGATGATATCATATACAACGAGAAAGAAGGTTATTATAACTCGTTGAACGCAAAGAAAATAGAAATTCCCTATTGTGCCAAACTTATGAAACAAGAAGTAGAAAGTCTTGGTGTGAATATGAAATTAATCACAAAAAAATATGATATATAAAATAAAGATATGTTATTACTTATCACGATTACTGTTGTTGCAATTATACTTCTTTTAGTAGGTTATGGAATCTACACAACAATGTATACTAACAAAGTGTTTTCCAATCCGTTTAACACACTCCACTATAACGCAGATTATGATACAGCTACCGTATATCATACTTTAGATAACAAATAGATCTGTTTATATACAGGTTTGACATAAAAGAGATTTTTGATAATTCTTAATGTGAACGAAAGTATCGTATTCATAATTAGTGGAGTAATAAACTTTTCTAACTTTACTCTCTATGATTCTTTTTGTACAGTGTTCACAAGGTTTTGAATACTTTAGAACGTTATTGTAAGAATCCGTTCCTATTCTCACAATGTACATATCACTCTCCTTCAAAATGGTTGGTTTATTCTTAATTTTATTTAAAGCATTCACTTCAGCGTGAAGACTATTGTTGAACATATCCGGCATAGTATTGTAACCGGATGCGATTATTCTTTTTTTGTGCACGATGATACATCCGTGTTTATGCATCATTGGCGATTTACGAGCAACTTCTGCTGCTATTTTTAAATAATAATCATTCTTGAACTTTGCTATATCATAATCAACATTTGTGTAAGAATACCTCATCTTCATTTAAATATTCTATTTTTTACATTAATTGTTTAACAAACACTAATGTTAAACCAAATATAACCGAAATAACCAGTTTTTCTAGCAAAGGATAACTCTCAAATATTGAGTAATTATCAATTCTTAATAGTCCTAACACATCCATATTCGTAAACACCAAAAACAAAACTACACCACTCATAAACAGTCTATTGTTCTCCATCATAATCACTCGTATCTTACCCACTATACCATCATACATCTTCTCATATTTCTCATTGTTCTGTTGATTTTCCAATTGTTGTTGTAATAACTGTTGTTGTAATAACTGTTGTTGGAATAATTGTTGTTGTTGGAAGATATTGTTATTTTCAAACATAGATGGGTGTGGTTGTTGATTGATATCAGGAGTGAGTACAGGGACATTTTTTTCTCTTTCGATGTCGGAGAGTACTTCTTGTACAGCCACATCGTCTTCGTTTTTAGGAGGAGTACTTTTAAGGTCTTTGATTAAAGTAGATCGGTTAGACATTTTTTATAAAGAACATTTAATTAATTTAGGAATTGTCGCACATAGTGGGTACGGGTTTGTATTTGTAGCATTTGTCATCGATTTTATATGTGTTTTTTTGGATCTCTTTGAGATTGGGACCTTTTACAACTCTACACTTGTCGTCTTTGCATACTTGACGAAAGAGAGATGCGAGTCCAAGACCTAATATAATGGATATTATTTTATATTGAAGATCTGTGTTGTCTACCATTTTTATTTAACTAAATTTTTTTTCTAAAATCTTCTATTATCGGTTGAGGAATAGCTTCCTCTGTACATTTAACCTCTTCGTACGAGTATTTATAACAACTGTCTGTCTTATCTTTGTATTTAATATTTAGATTTGTAGGAGACGGGAACTTGTAAATCACTTCGCCTTTAGGATGCAATGAGTACACAATCATTATACCAATACAAAAAGAAATAAGGAAATATTTTAGATCAATTCGTTCAAACATTTTTTATATTTATTTAATACTTTTATAATTCCAAAATTATATAAATATTATATATCCGTATAAAAAATATTTTATATAAATAAAAATATGGTGTCCTGCAGCAATGGTGAGGAATGCAAATCTTTCAAAGTATCCGGTGCTGGTGTCCCTTTCACTGGTGGTCGTTACGTAGCTAAAACCTTCGGTATCGCTGCTAAACGAGCAGGCTCTAAGATCTACTCCAAAATTAACACTGACCCAGAAATGGCAAAATACAAGAACAAAAACTCTATTAAGTTCATTCTTAAAGAAACAACCAAGGGTTCTCCTAAATCCACAAAAGCATACGAAGTTAAACGTATCGAACTTAAGGAACCAAAGGTTATTGAGAGAAATGGTGTCAAGATCACCTACAAATTCAAGTACACCGTTAACGAACTTAAGGTCGATGTTGACTCTCTTTCCAACGAAATGATCTAAATCACTCTACTCTATATATCTTTTTTCTACCATTTATGGCCTATATCCATATATTTTAATCTCATTTAACGCACCCCACGTATTTATATCCCCCGCCACCAACTCCAAATACACATATCGACCACTTCTACCATAATAGTTTATCTTATCAAACTTAAATTTATGATAATTAACAAATCTGTTTTGTTGATGAGATCCTTTTTTAGATGGATCGCCACTGTAACCTAAGACATTAACAAATTGGTCATAACCGTTCATATCAACCCACTTCCATTCAATTAATGATTTATCTCTATTGAAATTGATGGTATATAGTGTAGGTATAGATGTTGTGTGTAAGATGTTATTAGTTATAAACATCTTAAAATTACTTATAGAGTGTTTGGTTCCTTCTTCGAAGAATTGCCATAATCGTAAAGATGTTATAGTAAAGATGTCTCCTAGATCTATCCATACCCATAACTTTCTCTCATTCACATCTCCCTTCCAAACACTTTCACTACTTATTCCATACGAATCATTAAATGCTCTCTCCACGTTCTGATCTAAATAATGAGATACCTGACTTATGAAAGTATTAGGAATTATTACATTAGGTATACTGTTTACATATTTGTGTACAATTGTATCAAATATTTCAATATTTTGAATTGTAACAATATCACTGAAATTGGTAACATTAAGATTAGTTATTTCGTCCAATACATTTCCATTATACCGACAGTCTCCTAATTTCTTGTCATTTAAATAAAATATTATAGAATCTTTCTCAAACACAAACACATATTCATTCATATCATTCTTTTTATATATAGGATTCTCATCATACCCATTCATTCTATCTATTATTATCGTATCTATTCTCGTTTCTATTCTCCAGACATCTACATCGTAACCTATAAATATTTCCAGTTGACTTCCGTATGTGACTTTCATATCTGAGAACTCTGATAGTTGACATTCAATACGAATAGTGAACCTATTATTTGGTAAAATTTCTTTCAATTCATAATCGAAGGAAGTGTTTACATCCATTTCTAAACCATTTTTCAAACTAACGTTTCCAAAACTCACATTTAACTCTTCCAAACTTGTAGAATCTATTCTCAAAATACTTTCCGGTGTATCTACCCATAAATCTTGTGAAACTAACTTATTGTGAATATTACTTAATATTAAATGATCTTGTGACAAACCAATGAATCCCAAATTTTCTAATTCTGTTCTATAGATTCTACCCAAGTCCATCAATTCTTTCCACTCTAACTCTATACTAACACCATCTATGCTCCCTATATAATATATCTTCCTATTATCAATATCCATAACTGCTGTGTAAGTACAAGGTATTCCGTTCAATACCGGTAATACCTTGTATTTTGTACCTATTGTTACCCCTTTATCATAATTTATATCCAATATACTCTCCATATAATACAAACGTTTCATTGAAGTTATCAAAATATCACTCTCTATCTTGTTATTAATACCCATACTATTGTAAGCATTTCGTCCAATCCCATACCATTGATCTCTCTCTCCGTCTCTACCCACCCTTAGTTTATAATGATCCACACCTATATGTATATCACGTACTTTATACTGATTACTCTCGATAAATTCATTGATTCTTCTCAAAAGGATTGGTGTTTGTAGGGTATCCGTGTATTGTGTAGTTGTATCTGCGTTCATAGGTTTGATGAGGAAGTCGAACAAAGGAGAAAATCCTAGACCATACAATTTATTATTATCAAAGCACAACACCAATGCCTTGTCATTAATACAAAAATGTGTCAATTTGTTATTACTTTTAATTAAATTGTTTATCAAAACACATTCAGTTAACATATCAGTATTATTATTGTGAGATACACCTAAGTTATATGATTCATTGTTACCAATACCGTAAAATACATCCGTAGTTGATCTAATAATAGTAAACCCGTTTCCACAGTAAACATTCCTCAATATCAATCCATTGTCATCTAATATCTCTGTCAAATGTGTACATTCCGTAAAATTAGTGTATTTTGTCTGTTGTATATCAGTCATCATCAACATATTATTATTATTAGTACCTTTAGCAAAACACTTACGTTGTAGGGATCCAAGTATTAATTGATTTTGTATTAAAACAGAGAAGTCGTTGTGGTGAATGATATCGTAGACCGAGTTGTTTTCTTGAATTATATCTGTGAGTGTGTGTGAAGATAGATTATTTATGTTATTTAACGATATAGTGTTGAAGGTAGTGATAGGATACCATATATTTTCGTCGGGCACAAACGTATATATATCGGGAATGAGTCCCTTTGGTACCGTAACATTCCTATGAATATCCGGTGGAAAATTGGTTGGATTTTTTATACAAATATCACGAAAACTTTTTCTCGTCGTCACCGTCCCAGTAAACGGAACTCTTAATCTCTTAAACATATTAATGTCTTTTATACACAATATAAACCTTATCTCCCCTATACTCACATCCAAACCTCCACACATCTTACCAAATGAAATGTGTATTTTGTATTGTTTTTTTACGACATCATTTTCTATTGTGTATATATATGTGGAGTTAATGGGTTCGGTAAAGAGGATGTTTGATGGATCGACGAATTCAGTGTTATAATAGATAGAGATAGTGACTTCGTCGAATACGTCCACGACGGTATTATTAAGGGTATTTAGAACCATACTCAAATTAATATCTTGTTCGTTGGAGTACTCTATTTGACAATACACTGTTGGATTCATCAAAGAACTTTTTGTATCGTTAAGTATCTCAATATTTTTTTTTGTAAAACTCTCGATGTCATCAAATTGCATATAAAGATTCGCACGACGATTATACAATTCTTCTATTATATACCTCTCTTCTAATATACCAGTTGGATTGGATAATTCTATCTTTATAGGTTCTATCGTTTTGAATGATGTCGCAAACTGCCTCATATTCTCTATATTATACTCTGTAAAGTCACCATCGTCTTGTAATACAATATGGAACATCAAATCGTTAGGAATATGTGAAGGAAAAACTTTAGATAAATCTATATTCAAAATCATTATCATATTCGTTTCATCTAATATCGGTTCTATACTAACTCCTTCTATCAAATTTCCTATTGGATTATCTATATATAATGTGTTAATTATCATTGCTTCATTGTTTTGTAAGGATCGAATATTTGTGAGTTTTATTGTTTTGAAAGGATCGGGTAGGATATTGCGATTGGAGTATTTTAGTTCATAATACTGAGACATTATCCGGTTATGATTTATTTCTCCATATGGTGTCAGTTCAAAAACACACGTTAACATCATATACAACAATGTAAATCTACTATTGTTACCACCCCAAGATGTATCATTTTTATCAAATACAGATAACGATTCGATTAACTTGTTGTAAAATTGATTGATCTGTGTTCTCTTTTGTACATAAGCATCTTTGTATTGAGAAACTAGAGCAGTTAGACCTGCTTCGAGGATAATATTGAACTCGTTTTTGGAAGATACTTTTGAATAATATTTGATGTTGTCATTTATAGTATCTACTAAAACACTCTTATTCGAGTCGAATAATGTGTTGTAATATGGTGTTAAAAGTAAATATGGTTCGACATACTCTATATTTTTGTTTATTTCGTAATTATTGTAAGGTACAATAACGTTACGTGTTAAGTTAGTTGTAAATGCGTTTTGTCCATAAAGGTGATTGAATTTTTCACGATAAATTGAAAATAGATTCGAGTCTGTATCTAAGGAATAGCTACTAAACACACTAGAATCGTTTGTATACGGAGGATCATTAACATTTGAGAAAGTGTGATATATTGTATCGGTTGTGTAATTCACATCGTTATATATTCTCGTCTCCAATTTAAAAGGGTGATTCACTAAACTATCATCTACACTAAACGTATATGTTGTATCTTCTAACAAAGACAATCTTTGTCCGTTTGTTCCACCAAATTGATACCCGATGTAATCGTTGTTTGCATCATAAAAATCAAAATGATACAAACCATTGTTACTTCCCAAAGACACACGAATATCCGTTGTGTTCACAGTCGTTATAACATCCTCTTCAAAGTAATTCACTTTAAGTTTATTCGTTATTTCTCTATACTTTTCAACAGTATAGTAATTCAAATCGTAAATGGCCTGTAAAGTCAACTTGTAACTAAGACTTACAAGATATTTCGTGAAAATATTCTTATTCATCACATCATTTAATCCTGTCGTGTTCTCTAACATACCTGTGCGCAAATTGATAAACTTTAATAAAAATTCGGCTATACTTTTCATACAAGGAAATCCAACAAGTTGTAACCAGTTCTTATCTTGAGTTATTCGATAATAATTCCAAATATGTATCGACAATAATGCCTTATCGTACAAATAAATGTTATCATTTATGTTATACTTAAAATCCAATTTCTCTATATAACCTGTTAAACTTTTTTTAGCTAATTCGGGTTGCATCATAATCAATGACGGTAATTGAAACATCAAATCTACCGAATACGGATCACAATACATATCAAACAATGCCTTCTTCGTGATAAAATCAATTCGTTCAATTGTTTTCTTGTCAAATTCTGTAATATTCTGTTTACTTACAACGTCTATATTACTATTCCAATATGTAGACCAGAAATCAATATGTCGGTTAAGGATTGAATTTTCCTTATTGTAGATGTTTAAATATTCTATAACGTTATCGATGGTTTTATTGACAGATGTTATAAAATTAAATGTAATAGATTGTTTTGGATGAAGGGAAAATACAAAATTAAGTAAAAGTTTTCCATCTTTAAGAGTGGATCCTTGGAATATAAATTCCTCTGTGCACGAATAAATATTAATTAATTTTATTAATTTGTACTCAATAATCGATAGATGTCTATATTCATTTGTTATTTTGTCAATTACTTCAGTTGATGTATTATGAAATAACGGTGGTTCGAAAACGTGAGACACAAGCAACTTACAGTCTATTTCACTTTTCATTTCAATTTGGTGTACAAATAACTCTTTCTCTTCTTGAAACGCAAACTTTTCTAATGTTATTTCTAAATTGTCGTTGCTTATAACATCTTTCAACAAACATTTGTTCATATCCAATGATTGAGAGGTATGATTAAGAGTGTTTTCTTGATCAATTAGTTCAAACTCAATATTTGTAATAGAGGGGATATTAATGGAATTATATGAAAGATATTTGCATTGATTGAATGATGCAGATGATTCGTATTTCCATACACCATTCGTTATAACACATCCTCTATCATAGTCCCCAGATATATCTCTCATAGTATATACGTTATTTTCAAAAACATAGTCATATGTAAATATATTGTGTTTGTTTGTGTATTCTTCTGTAGATCCTATAGTTTTTTCGAGATAATCGATAGAATCGAGTTGAATTGATTGGGACTCTTCTAATGACGTGGGAAGTCGTCCTAAAAGTTTTAAATAAACGTATTCCACGTCATTGGTATTAATCATATTTATTATATATGATATTGTATAAAAATTAAAAAATATTTATGCAAATATAACTTTACAAATGTCATTCTTTTTCATCTTTTCTAATTTATTTGGTAAATGTTTCAAAAGACTTCTATCGTGTTCTTTGATATGAGCAATTATATCTGCTTTAGACATATATGTTGGCGAAGAGGTCTTTTGTGATATGCATTGTTCATACGTATCAAACAAATATTTCTTTACCTTCTTCTTTTGTTCTGGTGACAACTTCTTTTGATTATCCGTTAGTTTAGGTTTAGATTTACTCTTCTCAACCTTCACATCCTTGACCAATACAAAGTATTCATCCTCTTTCATTTCAATATACTTGATTTTTTTCTCAGTCTTTTCAATCTCATCAATTAGTCCTCCCAAATCCTTTAACAAATTATCCGTCCGTGACCCCAAAAATGCACTCCTTAATACCAAATACCTCCTGTACATTTCTGATAACTCCCTTTTTAACTCGTGAAGTCTATGTTTCTTAACAGCATATTTGCGTTTGATGAGTGATTTTTGGATGACGTCGTCCTTGTTGCATTTGCCTTCGTTGATAATGAACTGGTCTTTCGTTTCGTCGTACAAGTCAATACAATTATTTGAATGAAGCATTTGTTTATGGATTTGGAAAAGTTCAAATTCTTTTAGATAATTATCATCCATTTTAATTAATTAATTATATATTAAATCTATCATAGAGAATACATAAAAAATTGTTATACAACCAACTACAACTATTACACCAAGGGAATATATCGTTTGACCTTTCTCCACACCAAATTCTTTGATCGATCCGTCATTGTTGAAAAATAAAGATGGTTGTAGTATTGTAACAAATAACATCGATAAAATAAAAAAGGATATACTGAGAGTGAGACGTTTGTTAACAAAGTTCATTTTGAATACTATATTATATAAAATTAAATATTTTTTTATTAAAAATGTTGGTCAGAACTCTTATAATATGTTTTGTTATCTTATTTCTCATATCACAGTGTTGTACATATGTGAATAGAGAACGATTCATTACAGATAAATATAACAAATTCTTCATCTTACAAAAGAAACCCGAGTCTTATGATTTGATAGAGAATAATAAAAGTCCGTTAACAATGACTTCTATAAGTGACGATGTTGTAATTGGTTATAAGACGATAGAGGAGAAATATTTATTTGAACGATTATATAGAATACACAATAATGAATTGGTTAAATTTGAATATAAAAAAATAGACAATGAGTATAGTTTTGACGGAATAGATATTTTGTTGTATACTAAAGATTCGATATATTTATCTAATTATCTAATTATTGATTATTATTTTAATTCCATCGAAGATCAATTCACAGAATATGATTTCGTTGTTCACAACGATAAGAATAATTCGACTCTTGTACTTAAAAAGAAAGTAGATATCCAACCGACAATTGAATTAGAGCAGAAGGTCTTATTATCGAATGAGTACAACTTTATAATAGAAAATTCAATTAATGGAAGATATACAGAAAAAGATCTCCATACTAATGAAGTTACCCTTTTTCAAAACAAATTATATAATTTAGAAGTTAAAGTAAACGATATGATCTTATTGAGAAAACAGAAATATCCGTATATGAACGGTATCTATAAGGTATACAAAGTTAATAAGAATATATATATGTTAAGGGAAAATATAGTTGTTCCTAACAAACATAACGTATGTATTGACGAGGACTTGGTAGAGAGACCGAAATACACCAATAAGATGAGTTGTGAGTTCGAGAACGATGTGTTTGGTGAGAAGAAAAACAAAATCATGACGTGGGATTCGAGATGTAGAAGAAATATGGAATGTCCATTTTACGACGAAGAGTATAATTATCCTTGTAATGACGGTTATTGTGTGATGCCAAAAGAAGTAAAACAGATTTCATTCACAAAATACATATAATTATATAAATATGTTGATATTATTAATAATATTCCTTATTACTCTTACTTTGTTTATATTCAAACGAAATGAATCGTTCACACAGTGTATGCGTTATCCGTCTTATATCGCTTCACTAGATACCGATATTGTATTGAATGAGAACACGTACATCTATGAATTATCACTTTCAAATTTTAGAGAATTAATTAAAAATGAAAATATTGTGGCAAACAATTCGCAGACTCTCATTAATAAACTAAACCAACTCGAACCTATCAAAAATAGCAATATACTTTTCGAAAAGGTATATCAAATCAACAACGAAGTATTAATATATAGACAAGGTAAATATTACGGATTCCATATTATTCTCTCCAACAACAACGAACCCGTTATTACTAAAGGAATTGTTAACGATTATGATATTCTATCTAGATTTACAGAACATAAGCACGAGGATTTGGAAGATATAGAGTTGAGATTGAGAAGTGACCCAGTGTTATCATCATATTACTCTGGAATGTCATCGTCTTGAGACAAGACATTCATTTTATCATTTTCAATATCATCTTGTGACGGTATATTCTGTTCGATATCAAGAGATATACCAACCATATCTTGTAATTTTATATATATATCAATCATTTCGTCGTCCATAGTATTATACTTCGACATATTTTTTTGTTTGTCTTCTTCACGTAATATTTCGGCCTTGTTCTTCAAATCGTCAAAGTTGAAGAACTGACTAACGTATGAGTCCAATGTAGAATCAATATATGACTTAAACTCATTGACTAAATTAATTAAAATTGTCTTTTTTTGTGGATCCATCTCCGTGTATATATGAGATTTTATCTCATTCGTATCAAATATTGTTTCCAAAACATTCGTAAACGAGAAGAACATATTGTTTAAAATCATCACAATATTTCTTTCGTTTGTATCTACGAGGTTGTCATCAAATATATTTCTGTATTCAGTCAACGAGTCTTCATATTTCACCATAAGCTGTTGATACAGAGTATTAATGTTGAAAAGATAATAGTAGTTATTGATATTATTCGATTTTCCATTAACAATAAACGTGTCTACAAATTTTTGAAATTGAGAGTCTTTTGGTGTAATCTTAAGTAATTTTTCAAATTCTTCGATATAAGTTGTCAATTGATTTTTATCATTTTCGTTTGGAGAGTCTAAGTTAATTTTATTTAATTCTTCGAGTGGTTTTGTACGAACATTTTCTAATTTGGAAATAGTTGTGTCTATCTTTGTAATCTTGGTTCTCTTTTGTGTGTGTTGTAACATTGGTTCATTCACTAATAATTTGTAAGAGTCGTTGTTATTAATCTTATGAATCTTGAAATCACTAGATATCTTATTATTTAATTGTTCTTTAATAGTTGAATCTATGTGTTTGTATGTTGTAAAGGGCTTCAAATCATCTACAACAGACTTAAAGGATTTTTTCTCTTCGTTCTTTGTAGGTATTGTATCAAATATTTGTTTGATAACAGGATTACTTTGCAATATGAGTCGTATACTAGCTACAAGTTGTGAGTTGATAAAATCTTGAGATTTGAAGAAAGCATTATTTTTGCCGAATAAATGGAATAAAATGCAAGACAAATATTTAGTCAATGATTTACTGGATGTTTTGTCGTTGTTGTCCAGAGGAAACCCGTGTAACGAGAAGTTCTCTTTACAAGAATTATAGATTTGATCTATATCATATTTGTATTGAGTAAATAATGTAAAGAATGCTGTAAATCCTACAGCATTGATATAATGATTCCATAGATTACGTTCGGTGTTGTTTTTGAATGCGTTTTTGTTTTTCTGTAGTTTTAGATTTGTAAATACTGGATAAACAATATTTTTTACTTGTCTTTCTGTAAAATCTATCTCATTTTGTGTTAGTTTAACACCCATGATTTTGATAAGAGTTGTGAGAAGTTCGTTATTTTTTGTGTTATCGATATTCATATTGATACCTTCTGGTAGTGGGTCGTTAGTCATTACGGGATCACTAGTACTAACGAAAGCGTCATCTTTCGTGGATGATCCAATAAGATCCTTTTGTTTTTTGTGGTATGTTTTTTCAGGAATAAATGTTTTTTCGTGAGGTAAGCTTTGAAATTTATCAATTCTATTTACAGATTTTGAATAGTTTTCGAGTATAGATTTAAGATTGTTCAAATAATCTTTGGTTTCAACTTCTCTTTGTGTGAGAATGACATTTGTGTTATTCTCGATAATCGACTTGTTCTGTTTCTTCAAATCAACTAATTCGTCTTTTTTTTGTAATTCATATTTCATTTCTGGAAGAGTTTTCAATGTGTCTGTATTTTTATTAAAAGTTACTTTCGTATCCAAAATATTCAATGAATGTTTCGAATATTGTTCACTATACAAGTTGTGTAAAATAGAAATGTAATTGGAATTATGTAAATTAAACATTTTGTCTAAGTCGTTTATGTTACGGTTATCGAATTTGAGAAAATCATATATTGATTCTTTTGTTTGATCTTTTTTTGTGCTTAAAATAGTCGTAGGTTTCGATTCCTTAACATTGATAATAGATTTGAGTGTGTTGAACGTATGAACGTCTAGATCTAAGAGTTCTTTGTTAAAATAACGTAATATTTTGTGTATATTGTCATTAGTTGAAGGAGCTAGATTAAATAAATTTACGAATTGTTGGAAGGATAAAGAGACGAATTTTAGAATATCGTAATAATTGAGATTATTAATAACAAAAAGAATGTTTTTGTCTATATTCGATTTTTGATATTTATATCCATCATATATACTTGGATACAAAAAGTATTGATTGTCGTGAATATTGTTGAGATTATAGTAAGTTATTGTGTTATCTTTTGTATTGATCTTCAATATAGAATCGTTCTGCATAATTTCAACAATTCTACCATCAACAATTTTATTATCAAAGTAGTATAATTTACAGTTTATAGGAAGAAATTTACGAATATTTTTGAGAATATTAAAATATCTGTTGATATCGAATATTTCGAACTTGTTGCTTGTTTTATCACCGTTAAGGAAGAATGCGTTAAAAGACAACTTATCTTGTGGTAGAGATTTGAAAGTTTCTAAGATTTGTTTTTTAGGGAATGGAGTATTGACAGATATCGAAATATTCAATTCGGGATCATCTATGTCATCTACATCACACTTTAATTTATCATCATCTAAGTCATAATTGAACATATTAAGTATATCAACCGATATCAATTGTTTGTACAACGATGCTTCATCTGTAAGAACGAAAGGTAGATTATGTTTATCAAGAATACTCTGTAACTCTTGTGAAGATACCAGATAGGATAGTTTATCGGGTGATTTTACAACAGCTTTTATAAGATAAGTTTTTTTTGTAAGAGTTGATTTAGGAACAATAATATTGTTGTTGTTGACAATGTTCTTTATTTCTTGGATGTCTAAATCTTGTAGTTTGTTGGTTAAGATATCTTGTAAGAAATTGTAGGAAGCGAGTGATTTGCAAATCGTGTTTTTAGATCCTTTAATATCGATTTTATAAGTTTTTAAGATTTTGTTAATTGTTTTATTGGGAATGTTTGAAATACACTCTTCGACATCAATTACGGATTGTTCTGAGTTCAATTTATCAATAACGGTGGTGAAAGAATTACGAATAACGTTTTCGTAATATAGATTGTTAGTTGTTTTTTGTTGTTCATCTTGATAATAACAAGGATCTATGTATATTTTGTTTAAGAATTTATCTTTAAAGTGTGAGAAATTATCTATGTAGGTGTCGTAGTCATCGAAATGTTTGTTGATGGAGGAAACTTTTACAGGATGTAAGTCGTAAAGTGGTTGTTTATAAGGTTTGTATTTGTGAATAATTTGTATAATTTCGTTAGCGGATTGGTGATCGTGTTTTGAGGAGGATGACGCGAGAAGGTTTTGAATATGTATACTTTGTTCTTCGTTACTGAATGTTTGTAAAAAAGATTTGTTACTGTACTTAATTACTAAGTCGTCGTCGATGTCTTCAAATTCAATATCGTTGTCGTTTACAATATAAGTTTTTGTTTCTATGGGTTCTTCATCGTCTTGTTCTTGAGAACTTAAAAGATTATCGTCAAGATTGACGATATCTTTTGTGTTTTTGTCAGAATGGAATGATTCGATGACTTGTATAAAGTCGAGAGACTTTTGGAATACGAATGTGTTTTCATCATAATAGACAGAAGAGAAGGAATCATTTTCTTTGTGGATGATAACAATATTGTCTTTATCTTCTAATGGGATATTCTCGTATATAGTAAAATTTTTGTTTTCTACGATGATAAATTTATGAGATTTAACTATAGTTTGTATTACGAACATAAAGTCTTTGTACAAAGGGATATCATTAAGGAAGTTATTATGAATATTTTTGTCATAGGATTCGATTAAAACTTTTTTCTTAGAAGTTGTGTTGGAGTGTAGAATTTTTTGTATTTGTGATCCTATACTTGTACGATATTGTTTGATGATGAGAGTTTGTTTTTCGGGTGTTTTGGAACGAAAAGAAGGATTAGTAGCGTACAAAAAACAAAATTCAATGGAATTGAAAGGAGAATTTTGTAAAACAAACAGATTAGAAATATTTAAATTGTTGATGAGAGTACTCATTATTTACTAATTATTAGATAATGTATTCCACTGTATTTCCAAATCACTAAGCTGACTATAGATGAAATCACAACTCTTCTTTACAAAGCCATGCACATCGTCAAGAACCAAGAGTTTATCACCCTTAACCTTGATCAAGAGTATTTTTTCCAACGGATGTGGTATGTTATAACCAATATATGTCACTTTGTACTCATTATCAATACCCTCACGAATGTAATTGTTGAAAACGAGTGATTGAAACAGATTACCTAAAGTGTGTCCTTCGTTTTCGATAATAATGGAAAATAACATATCACTGTTTATAATCTCATAATTGGATTGTTGAAAGTTCAAAATTTTGTCTTTCAGTATTTTAATAGCATTTGAGAAGATGTACGTACAAGGTAATTTAGATTCGGAAGTCAATGCTATTTTAAATTGATTCGGTTCCCTGTATTTATTACGATGATAATGACGTTCTCGTTCGATAGAATTGAATTGATATGTTAAATTATCGATGGAGTCTTTGTCTTTGTTTGTTTCAATATATTTCGATAGTTGTTTGGAAGCGGTTTTTTCGTCGACCACGAATTCGATTGATATATTAGAGATGATACCGAAGGATGTAGATTTGGAAGGAGTTCCAACAATCGCTTTTGCTTCGAGATGTAGTTTAGACCCTTTTTGTTGGTTTAACTTTGTAATTATAATGTGATCTTTCGTGATCACGTCCGGTGGGAAAAACGTCGATGCCAAATTTTTATTAAAAGATTTAGATTCATTATCATAAACTTGAATATCACTACTGTATACATTGAGTAAAGAGTTAGTATCGTTTGTTTAATCGATAATAAACGTATATCGTTCATCGTTCCAATTTTCTAGTTGAGAAACAGAAACGTGGATTGGAATAAGAGCAATACGGTGTTGTAAGAATTCATTATGTAAAGGGGTATTGTTGATAGTGATATTGATATGTTTGTCATCGGTAAAGTTGTTAGGATCGAAGAAGAAACCAACGTTTGGGATATCGGATAGTATTACACGTCGAATAGAGTTAATAATGGATAAATCGATATCTGTTACATAGAAAGATATCTCGAAGGGATTTGAAGAATCGAGATTGGAAAAAGGATTTGAAGTAGCCATAATTATTTATAATTATAAATAATAATTATTTAAAATCAATTTTTTTTGAAAATTAAAGAATGAATAACATATTTTTTTATAGTGAAAAATGTCAATATTGTAAAGAGGCTTATGATTTAATAAAGACGATAGGGTTAGACAAGTTTATATTCAAGGATATAGATAAGGAGGATGTTCCGGATATTGTAGATCGAGTACCTACAGTGTTACGATCGGAGAATAATAAGATAATGGTTTACTGTGAGGAAAATTTATTCAAATATTTGAATGAAATGTTGAATATAGAACCTTTTATGATCAACGAGATGGGAGGTATTTCGGATAAATATTCTTATATGGACAACAGTGGAGTAAACTTGGATCACGCATATCAATTTCTAGACAAGGAGTCCACAATAATCACTCCAACAGAATCTGATACAAACAAGATCATCAATTACGATAAATTCATTGCTGATAGAGACAATGATATACAGATAACAAATACTGATTTAAACATTATTCCCAATAACAATACATAAATCAGTATGCGTAAAGAAGAGTGTATTAATTTGTTTAACACGAAATTACGTGAGTTTATTAACGACCTGAGTCGTGTGTATCCAAATGATTCAGATTTGATTAAGTTCAAGACTACTATTAATATGGTATTGTTAGTGAGTGATAAAGATATGATTAAGATTTTTAAAGAGTATGTATATGATAAGTATAAGGACAAGATTCTTGGTAAGGATGAAGATTTTTTTATGAAGCACACATATAGTGAGGAGTTGAAAACAGGAGCGGAGTATGATGTAACCGAACAATTGATTGAAAAGATCAAGTCATATTGGACAAATATGACGGAGGAGAATAAAAATACAGTATGGACGTACTTTATTTTGTTAGTAAAACTCTGTGCTAAATATTACAGTGATTAGAATTATATAATATTAGTTTGTTTTTTATCTACATTATTTAAAGATTAATAATGTTAAAAAATAAAAAATGCAGGTATCAAGTAATATTAGTTGTATATTTAACAAGATTTATTTGAACTTGATGAAAGAGATCAAGGACAAGGATGTAGATGTGAAGTCGAAGTTGAAGAGTAACTACAAGGTATTTGACAAGAAGTCAGATGAGTACATTACACGAATGAGTATGTTGATGGATGATAAGATAACGAAGGCGTTATTTGATAATACTCAAGACATAGTGGATCATATAGAGATATTGAATATGGAGTTATATAAGGAATTGACAGTGGATATGATAATGAAGAAGGTTGTGAATACTGATGAAAAGAGTAGGAGTTCTTTCAAGTATTATTTGTATATATTGATGTTGTTTTGTTATATTTATAAGATAGATGAATTGGATGACGAGAAGAAGTATATATTGATGTGTAAGACGGTAGATATATTGAGTTCAATGGATACGAAGAAGATAGATAATGAGGAAGATTTGGAGAAACATCTAGAGGACATTTTGGACGATGATCTAAGGAGTTTATTGAAACGAGTGTACAATGATAGGAAGATGGTGAATGAATCTGTGATGAAGATAGATATTAGTGATATCGATAGTGGTCTAGAGTTCTTGAACAACACGAAAATTGGAGAACTAGCAAAAGAAATATCGTCTTCTATCGATATGAGCAAATTTAGTGGTGTTAATCCGGAAGAGATGCTCGATATGAATCAACTGATGTCTGGTTCAAATAATGTATTAGGGGAAATAATTCAGACAGTTGGTAGTAAGATAACACAAAAGATTCAAACGGGAGAGTTGAATCAGGATGTGTTGATGAGTGAGGCATTGGGAATGATGGGAAGTTTGAATTCGAGTGGGCATGGTGATATGATGACACAGATGATGGGAATGATGGGTAATATGATGGGTAATATGGATTCATCAGGTAATAAGACAAAGGAACGTTTACAACGAAAACTAGCGAATAAAAAAGATACGAATAAATAAAATGAGTGACGTTTGGTTTAAAGACCCAGTAAGTTTTTTTGATATAAATAATATGTTGATATTCTTGCCAACAACAGATATGGTGTACGCAGAGAAATTAAATGCGATTATGCGATTAGTATTGTATATTTGTATAATTTTGTATGCTATAAAGAATGATGTGAAGGTGTTTATGTTGGTAATGATCGTAGGAATAATTATTTATATTTTATATAATGTCGAACACGACAGAGAGAGGTATATGAATGAATACAAGAAGGCTGATAAATATGACGAACAAGAAGATGAAGACATAGAAGAAGAATGTACCAAACCGACAAAAGAGAATCCGTTTATGAATGTCACTATGAACGAATATAGTGAGAATCCCAAAAGAAAAAAAGCTTGTAAAATGACAAAACAAGTAAATAATTATATAGATGAGTATTTCAACGAGGATCTCTATAAGTCTGTAGATGACATATACAGTAAGAATTCATCCGAACGACAATATTACACGATGCCTTCTACAGAAATCCCTAATAATCAAGATGACTTTGCGAGATGGTTGTACAGAGATGAAGAAAAAACCTGTAAAGAGGGAAATTTGTTAAAATGTAAATATTTTTCTTAAACTAATATTAAATATGAAATATTTCGGGAATGAAAACAGAGTTGGAATAGATACCTGTGCTAAAGAATCTTCTGAAGAACAGAACGACAGAATCAATCAGTATATGTTATTCAACAGTTACAGAGGAAATGAACTTGGATGTGATGATGAAGTGAAGAAAATCAACGAATTTATGAGTGATAACTATATGACTATTAGGGACGGTGTTGGATTTACTAACGGATGTAGAGTAGACAACGACTCCAAAGTTCGTATCGATCCAAACATCAATGGTAGAGGCCGTAACCAAATGTTTACAAGAGTTTTCCAAGCTGTTCCTGATCTCAGTCGTGGAAATATAAATGTTGAGAATGAAAGTAAGATACAACAAGGAGAGATAACTTTCGATGATTTTCAATGTCAGGGTAAATCATTAGATGTGTTTACGCCGATGTTGCCTTGTTTACAGAATAGTATTCAAGATCCTAATAACATAGTAGAATCGTGGACACGAGGGGGTGATAGCACGAGAGATACGTTAAAACAGAAAGAGTTTTTGGAGAAGAATGGGTATCAATTTGATGGTATGACATTACAAAAGAAACAATGTTAAAAAATTTATATTATATTTTAATAAATAAACATAATGAGTGCCAATCGGTTAAGTTATGACGAATGTTCTTATAAACAATCTTTATTCCAAAGTGTTGCTCCTGTAAACTACACTTTAGATCCAATTATGTTTGAACGTCAAGACAAATGTAGAATGGAGTTAGGTGTTGTTGGTGGTACTAATGTATCTCATATTCGTGGGAACCTTGTAGATCTTGAAAACGACCTTCGTGGTCAAAGACATCCCTCTACTAAATGTTCTATGTATAAATATCAACCATCTAAGGATAATGTATTACGATCTAAGGAATATATTAAACCAGTAAGTCATCCGGATATAGATACAACTATGAAACATTTGAATACGTGCCAAATGTTTGATTATAAACCGGTACCTAAAGAACCTGAGATGAGAATAAATAGATGTGGATAAAAATATTATAATAATTTAAAATGAGTTTTTCGAAATTGTCGTATGATACTTGTGCATACAACAAGTATCTTGAAGAATCGACAGGTGTGGGCAAGTATATGATCGATACTCCTGCTGTGAATTGTAAGGAGGATTGTTTTTATCCCTCGCCATATGTCAGGTTAGACAAGATGGGTGTTGCTACTTGTAAAAACAAATCTATGATAGACGTAGATTCAGAATTATTAGGTCTTAACGTAAAACAAACCAAGTGTCCTAAGGAAAAATATTTCGATTCCCAATACTGTGATAACAAATCCCTTAAAGACTGTGAATCTACTTTTATGAGTCCTGAAGATACTAAACTCAGCAATCCTCCCTGTACTCTTAGAGGTACCGGATGGAACAGATGGGAGTGGCTCTGCGAAAACCCACAAAACCAAGCCCTTATGCCATTCGAACGCGAAATTCAAAACAGAATTATCGTTAAAGATAATCATAGACCTTGTATTCCTACGTTAAAAAACAACAAAGATGTAATGCCATCTCATTACGGTATCGAAGACTGTTACACTGATAAAGAAGTCGTATCAATGTATGAAGGTAACAGTGTTATGCCACTTGTACATTGGCGAGATTGTAACGAGATTCGTAGATTGTAAGAATATAATTATGCATTTCTCTAAGTGTAATATTACAGTTATACTTATTTAAGAAATCTAGAAGATTTGGAATAGATAACCATTTGACACAACCAATTTCCTCTTTGTCGAAAGGTCTATGAATTTGAATATCTCTAACAAGTTGAATTACATAAAATAATTTGTCTCTAAGGACAAAGGTTCCTATTTTTCGGTACTTGTGTGTATTGATCATAATACCTGTTTCTTCTAATAATTCTCTTTTCGCGCAATCAAAATATTTTTTGTTAATAATTTCGTGGGTCTCCATATATCCTTTAGGTAATCCCCACTTAAGAGACTCATTTTGAAAAATTATTAATAATTTTTCAAAATCTTTGTCAATTAACAAGATACCACATTCTTTAATAAAGTTACGCATTTTTATATAATTTGGAACTATTTATATACGTATCTTACTAATAATCAATTTTTAAATATATTCATAGAGTAATATAAAATGGCATTCTATAGTAGTCTTGCTGACGTATCTATGGAGGACTTTTCACACAATAATATGGTTCCCTTTTTCGGCAGTGGAATTAAACAAAATTTAAGTGAAACTATGAATCAAACCTTATTAGAAAAGTATACCGGCTACGACGACACCACTCGTATCGAAAAAATGGAACAATCTAATTTTGCTGACATCCAAAAAAACGTATTTACCCACGAAAACAGTCAATCATATCTTGTACAACTCGATCGTATGGAGGCATCCAGATATCATAACAACACATTACCTGTCGAACAAGTTAAAGTTGGCCTTGGTACCAAATTCACAGACCCCGTTAACTCCACCGGTGGATTCCAACAAGATGCCTATCGTGACATCGAAATGTATAAGAACATAGATGATCTACGTGTGAAAACAAAACCAAAAGAAACTTTTGAGGGTCGTGTTGTAGATGGTATCAAAGAACACAAACGAGGCAAAATAGGTAAACTCGACAAAAACAGAGTCGATACATATTACGAAACAAATGAAGACAATTACTTTAAAACTACAGGTGCTTATCTTAAAGATAAACAAAGACCTTGTGTAGAAGTAAAGGATACAAATCGTAAAGATGCAGTTGAGTATCAGGGTGCGCCGAATAGAAACATAGGTAATATGAAATATGGTGCGGTAAAAGAGTCCTCCAGACAAAATTTAGAAAACTTTGGAGATCGCAACACTAATGCCGTAAATCAAGGTATGGGTGCAAATTACGATTATGGTAAGAAAAACATACTTGTGTACAACAACGAAAGAGATATCACATCTACACGTACCTATCAAGGAAATTTGACATCATACATCAAGTCAATGATTGCACCATTTACAGATGTATTAAAAAGAAGCAACAAAGAATACTTCGTCCAAAATCCACGAGAATTTGGACAAATGCAAAGTACAGTACCAAGTAAACAAACAATTTACAATCCAAATAATCCCGCGCGCACAACAATCAAAGAAACATTGGTTGAAGATACCAGAACAGGTAATCTTAAGGGATTTGAACAGATTACAACTTATGATCCTAATGATGTAGCCAGAACAACTATTAAAGAAACTCTTATTCACGATGCTCAATTAGGTAATCTAAACACAACATTAAAATCTATAGTATACAATCCTAACGAAGTTGCCAAAGCAACTATACGGGAAACTCTTGACGATATCGACCCTAATGTCAACCTTGTAGGACACAACAAACCACGTGTATACAACACCAACGAGGTAGCCAGAACAACTATTAAAGAAACGACAATTGATAATGATAACAATATCGGTATTGTATCGGGACAAGATAAAGGAGGAGGTCACTTAACAAACAAATACAGAGCTAAACACACAAACAAACAATTCACATCTGACAACGAATATATGGGTAACCCTGAACAAGAAAAAGGTGACGGATACAAGACAGCTTCTTTCGAAGCTAAAACAACCAACAAACAAATCACCTCAGACAAAGAATACTTCGGTAATGCAGGTAACGAAAATGACGCGATGATGTCTTACGAAGATATCTACAATGCAGTTATTAATCAAACAAAGGAGGAATTATTAGTGAAGCCGGAACCCACACAAAATAATGTGAAGGTGAGTGTGGGCAAAGATTTCGTCAATTTAACTAATTTGAAGATACCTTGTAACACTGACACTTCTACTAACATATCACAAATATATCAAGAACCACCTTCTACACAATTTGTTAACCTTACACAAGAAAAAAGAGATGATGAAACAACAGACTTGGACACCAACAGACTTGACCCTAATCTTCTAAACGCATTTAAAGAAAATCCATATACACATTCGTTAAATAATGCGGTTTGAATTAGGTGAAATAAAGAAAGATATATATAAAATATGACGGACGGCCACTATTGTCAAGAATTTATAATTAAGTGTACTCCTTTTTTTATTCAAGGATTTAATTCTATATACACAACCACCAAGAAACGTTGTGTTAAACGCAGATACATCCTGAAAGAATTCCAAGATTCTTTAGAATCCATTCCCCTATGGAATAACAAAATCATTGAAAATGAATACAATCGATTTATGAAATCAAGCAATTGTACGTGGTTAGATGATCTTATTAAGGCTGCTTTCATTGAGTTAACAGGAAAGATATCCAACACAAAGGTCAACATTGACGAACAAATACCAAAAGGAATGGACTTTGTTCATAAATGTTATATAAATATTGCCAGAGAAATATGGAGAAAACCACAACTTTTTTATCATCAGTTCTCTAATATAGAAAAAAAACACAACGAAGAAGAAGTAAACAATCTTGTACAAAAGGTAATTGCCGAAACCATTCGTAAAGAACTACCTCTCAAACAAATTGTAGGTAATTATCTAAATAATATTAATTCTACAAGTCAAGACGAAAGCGATATGAACGATGAAGGATTTGAAAGTGACGATGTATCCATCACACAAGTAGTTGATGATAAAGATAATACTAGCAATACAGATGACGACACTCTTAACAGTGATTATGAAGAAACATCCATAAATGAAGAAACCGAAGAAATAGAATTTATTGACAATCACATTTCAAATGAACCTAAATTTGTAGACATCGATATTAAAAGAAGTACTACAAATCAAGAATATGATGATATACAAGATGTTATTCCAAACGACAATGATCCTAGTAATAATGAAAATGATGAAAATGAATTAGGTAATAATGAGAATGAATTGGATAATGAAAATGATGAGAATGAATTAGGTAATAATGAGAATGAATTAGGTAATAATGAGAATGAATTAAGTAATAATGAGAATGAATTAAGTAATAATGAGAATGAATTAAGTAATAATGAGAATGAATTGGATAATGAAAATGATGAGAATGAATTAGGTAATAATGAGAACGAATTAGGTAATAATGAGAATGAATTAAGTAATAATGAGAATGAATTAAGTAATAATGAGAATGAATTGGATAATATAAATGATGAGAATGAATTAGGTAATAATGAGAATGAATTGGGTAATAATGAGAATGAATTAAGTAATAATGAGAATGAATTAAGTAATAATGAGAATGAATTAAGTAATAATGAGAATGAGTTAAGTAATAATGAGAATGAATTTAGTAATAATGAAAATGAATTAAGTAATAATGAAAATGAATTAGGTAATAATGAGAATGAATTAAGTAATAATGAAAATGAATTAGGTAATAATGAGAATAAATCAAGTAATAATGAAAATGTATTAGGTAATAATGAGAATGAATTAAGTAATAATGAAAATAATGAGAATAAATTAGGTAATAATGAGAATAAATTAGGTAATAATGAGAATGAATTGGATAATAATGAAAAAAATGAGAATAAATTAGGTAATAATGAGAATGAATTGGATAATAATGAAAAAAGTGAGAATAAATTAGGTAATAATGAGAATGAATTAGGTAATGATGAGAATGAAGGGCTAGATGATGATATTAGGATAGAAGATATTATTGATATTAAGATAGAAGATGATACAGGTGATACAAATGATGTTATAATAGAGAATAAGAAGAAACGAAGGAACTATAAAGAACACAATAAGGAAAAAATAAAGAATTTGTTGGGGTCGAGTGTTGATTATAAAGAATTCAAGGATAACAGAGATAAATTGAAACGAAAGTTGTTATTAGAGAAACAGATATTTTAAACAAGAAACGTGTGTGTAAGAATAAGAAATAAATAAATGAGAAATAAATAAATAATAAATATGAACACCACATCATTAGTTATAGCATTGTTTGTATCCATTGGTTTAGTAGGATACATTTATGTACAAAATAGAAAAGAAGAAGAAAAAAAAGACAATGTTCAACTAATTGCTGTGTTTGGAATATCATCTGTAATCGTGTATATGATAAGCAACCTAGTAATGGATAATGATGATGATAAATTAGTAATGAGTAATATTAAAATGGGTGAACCTCCGTTTTGATTACTAGGATTTTAATATTTAATATATAAAGAAATTATATTATGAAACTTGAACTTAAAAAATTCGATATTACATCTATCACTGACGATAAAGTTGTTGTTATGATAGGTAAAAGAAATACAGGAAAGTCATTTTTAATCAAAGATTTGTTGCATTACAATAATTCTTTTCAAGTAGGAACAGTTATATCGGGTACAGAGTCAGCGAATAATTTTTATGGTGAGATGGTACCCAAGATATTTATACACGACGAATTCAAACAGAGTATTATAGATAATGTTGTAAAAAGACAACAACACGTGATAAAGAGTTTGAATGAGGAGAAGAGGAAGTATGGAGGGTCAAAGATAGATCCGCGATCCTTTTTAATCTTGGACGATTGTTTATACGACAGTTCGTGGACAAAAGATAAGAACGTTAGAGCATTGTTTATGAATGGGAGACATTTGAAGATGTTTTTTGTCATATCGATGCAGTATCCATTAGGTATCCCACCTAATCTTCGAACTAATATTGATTATATATTCATATTGAGGGAGAACATTGTTGCGAATCGTAAACGTATATATGATAATTATGCAGGAATGTTTCAAAACTTTGAGATATTTTGTCAAGTAATGGATCAATGTACTGAAAATTATGAATGTTTAGTAATTGACAACACAACAAAAAGTAATAAGTTGGAGGATAATGTATTTTGGTACAAGGCGAGTCAGCATCCTCCATTTAAGATCTGTAATCCTCAGTTTTGGGAGATGAGTAAGAACATAAAAGCTGATGATAACGAGGAAAACTACGATCCGTCGGTTTTTAAGAAGAAACGACCTGTTATTAATGTGAAAAAGACACATAGGAACTAAATAACACGTCCAGCACCACGTGAATCCATTTGTTGAGTGAATATGTTATCGTATTGTGGTGTAGTGTGTTTATGAAATAACATATCATTATAGGTGGATCTAGGTATAAATTTATATTCGATCTTTTTGTCTTTCTTTAACTTTTCTATTTCTTCTCTATAAATACCATCGACAATCATTATGATGCCAATGATTAACAAAAGATACAAAATTCCATACATTTATTTAATTATCTAAAATTTATTCTTTAACATTTTGCTTATTCTTCATCCAAGGATCTTCCTTTTCATACATTGAATCCTTCATTTTTTTTTCTTCAACCGACAACTCAATTGTCTTTTCGTCATTTTCTTCAATAATACTAATGGAAGTACCGGACGAACCTGCTTCACGCATTTCAGCCTTCTTCTTTTCAGCATTCTCAATATTTTTCTTCATCTCATTCTTACGTTCTTGGAAATGAATTGCCTTATTCTCTTGATTCTCCTGATACTTTTTCATCAAAGTGTTTAGAGCTGTTTCAGCGAACTCTTGATTCTCAATATGTTCTGGATTAGGAGACCAAGGACACCAACACCCGACTTGTGCAACGTAAATAGAGAACTTGTTTCCTTCGATCTTACGAAGTTTTTCACTTCTAAGTTGAGCTTCCTGTAGAGTATCATATGTTCCTCTTACCTTGATACCACGAATGGTTGTTTGGAAATCATTAAGTTTATGATACTCGTCTTCAAGTTCTTTATGTTTATCTTGAACAAAATAACGGAATGATTCCATAACTTTAGATTCATTAAAGAGGAAATCGAAATTGTCTTTCATAATACGAATCTCATCTGTTTTGTCAGGAAACAGAGTTTCTAGAGTCTTAACGAATTCCTTGTTTTTTTGAACATAAGCTTGAGTATACTTTTCAAAAAAATACTCGTTTTTAGATTTGATTACTTCTTCTGGACTAACAAATGATAGACAAACAAAGTTTTGATTACGAATGGGTTCATCCTGTTCAAGATAATCTACTTCTTTAGTTGGGATCATTTTACACAATATATCTTATAGAGACCTTGTATAAAATGTTTAAGTAAATTTAAAAAAATAAAATTGTTTATTATAATAAAAAATGAGTTACTCTTTCGATTTTATGGAAGTATTTGTTCGTATCCTCAAATACCTTATGGAAGGTCTTGTAGTTGCTACAGCGGCTTTCATGTTCCCTAACAAGAAATTATCAATGGACGATGTTGTATTGATAGGATTTGTTGCAGCAGCTACATTCAGTCTACTAGATTTGTATAGTCCAAGTCTTGGTGTAAGTGCCCGATCTGGTGCTGGTCTTGGAATCGGTGCTAATCTTGTAGGTTTTCCTACAATGAACAACATGCCTAATATTGGATCTTCTCTTAAAGGTCCTTAACTGTTAACTATTTTACTTTTAAGAAAACAAGTAAAACTAACTACTTTTTAGTTTTACATAGTTTTTTGGAACGGTCCTTAGATACTTCTTATGAATTTCCAACCAAGATCTTTACATATTTTTTTCCATATTTCTTCTTGTTGATGTAGTTTTTCACGGCTTTTAAGTAAAGGAAAGTATTTAAGATATTCGTCTTTGCCTAAGATCTGTATAAATTTGTGTATAACGTAGGAGTAAGATAAGAAGTTCTTACGTATTAGAGGTGAGTGTTTGAGAAAAGGGACTTGAATTTCTTTAAACATATTACGTAAAGTCTCTTCAAGTTCTTGAGTTAGATTAGGGTTTGGTATACCTGTTATTCTATTCATAATGTAAGGTATGTGTTCGTAGTACTTGTTAATCTTTAATTTCTTTAAAATTTCTTTAATCTTTTGTCTATTGATATCTTTTGTGTTAGTTATACGTTGTTTTTTCAATTCAATCATAATTTTATCAAAGACTTCTTCAGGAATATCGGTGGTTTCTTTACCTTGTATTTGGTTTAACCATTCTTGATAATGGTTAATACGTTTATAGGAGAAATAACTAATTTCTTTAGGGGGATCCTTATAGGATGGTTTTTCGTTGTCAGTAAGTAAATGTTGTACAGAGAAACAACTGTTACATACTGATATACTGTCGTTGTTAATTACGGTTTTGTCCATAGAACCACAATGATCACACTTTAATGCAACGGTGTGATCAATATTATCATTTATGTAGTTTTTGTCTGTGACGGATAAATATTCGTCTAATAGGGATGCTCTATTGTTGTTTTCGTTAGACAAGTTGCTAGTATTATTTGATTGTTTTTTAGGTTCTTCTTTTTTGGAGTTTTCAGGTGTAGTTTTGTGGAAATACTCAAGGATGGTTTTTTTATTCATATTATTGGCATTGTTTACATGAGTTTCAATATCCATATTGTTATCAGAGTTGTTTTCGACTAATTCGTAATAATTATATAAAATGTCTGCTGTGTTTGTATAATATTCGACTTCATCTTTATGGTTCTCTATATCTTTGATTTCTTTTTCAATTTGTTTAATTTTGTCGGTGAATTTGACTAAATTAATAAATTCTTCATCACTTCTTACATTATTAGGTTTACACCGTATGTTCTCTAATTTAGATTTTGTCTCTTCTAACTCTTGGGTTTTATCTTGTAAACAATTGATATTACTAGTAAAATAGGAAATATTGTTTTTGTGACAGAAATCTAGAGTATTAGAGGTTTTTTTATAATTACAAGACCTTTTATATACAGTTTGTTTTTTCATGATAAGCAGTTGTTATTTAATAATGCGTAAAAATAAATTTTAAATATATAAATTTTTTTCTCACATTAAATAAAAATACAAAATGGGAGGAGGTCTTATGCAACTCGTCGCTTATGGTGCTCAAGATATCTATCTTTCGGGCAACCCTCAAATCACTTTCTTCAAGGTTGTCTACCGCAGACACACCAACTTCTCCATGGAATCTATTGAACAAACTTTCAACGGTTTCCCCAACTACAGCAAGAAGGTTACCTGCCCTATCTCCAGAAATGGTGATCTCATCCACCGTATCTACCTTCAAGCTGATCTCGGTTCCTCTGCCCCCTCTTCCGAATGGGCTGGTCACGAGCTTGTCAAGTCCGTTGAAGTTGAAATCGGTGGCCAACGTATCGACAAGCACTACGCTGACTGGCTCCACGTGTGGAACGAACTTACCCAAACCGCCGGTCACTGGGATGGTTACAAGCTTATGGTGAACGGTAGCGACTCCCTCACCGAAAACCCATCCACTAACACTGACGTTGCCAACCACGTTGTTTTCGTTCCCCTTCAATTCTGGTTCTGCCGCAACCCCGGTCTTGCCCTTCCCCTCATTGCCCTCCAATACCACGAAGTCAAGATCAACCTCGAATTCGGTGACAAGACCGTTGTTGGTGGTGCTGAAGACCTTGCCTCCGCCTCTCTCTATGTTGACTACATCTACCTCGACACCGACGAACGCCGCAGATTCGCCCAAGTGTCCCACGAATACCTCATCGAACAACTCCAATTCACCGGTGACGAAACCGCCTCCAACAAAATTAAGCTTAACTTCAACCATCCAGTGAAGGAACTCATTTGGGTGGAGAAAGAATCTTCTTCAGCCGCTGTCGGTGAGTACGTGACTTCCTACAACACTGCCAAGCTTCAACTCAACGGTCACGAGCGTTTCTCTGCCCGTGTGCCTCAATACTTCCAACTTGTGCAACCTTACCAACATCACGAACGTGTTCCTACCAAGGATGATGGTGCCAAGACCGGTGGCATCAACGTGTACTCC